GTGGAGCTATTCTTATGGTGTGTGCTGGACTTGCACTTTTAGGAACTCAAGGAGATGGAGTTGCTAAGGTCTTTCAAGCATTAGGAAGTGCCGTGTCACAAGTTATTCTTGCATTAGGTACTGGCTTATCAGCCGTTTTAGTTTCATTAGGTAGCGTTATTCAATCAGTTGGAACAGCTATTCAAAGCGTTGGTAATGGAATTAGGTTAGTATTCGAGGGAATCGGAACGGTTATTCAATCTGTAGGTACTGCCATTAAGTCGGTGCTTGAGGGGTTAGGTTCAGCATTTACTGGTTTTGGAAATGGAGTAAGACTGGCTCTTGAGGGAGTTGGTACTGTAATTACTTCGGTTGGTACTGCTATTCAATCAGCCTTACAAGGAGTAGCAAGCATTATTGATTCAGTTGGTAATGCTATTAAGTCAGCTCTTGAGGGTGTAGGTTCCGTGATTGAATCAGTAGGTAATTCAATAAAATCAGTTTTAGAGGGTGTTGGAACAGCCTTTGAAAAATTCGGTAATGCAGTTAAAACTGTATGTGATGGAATTAAAGAAGTTATTGATTCAATCGGTAATTCAATAAGAACAGTACTTGATGGAGTAGCAAACGTTATACAAAGTATTGGTGAATCAGCCGAAAAAGCAGGTAATGGATTTAGGTTATTTGCTGAGGGTGTTAAAACTCTTGTTGATTTAAGCTTAGGAGATTTAGTTGCTACATTAACAGCAACGGCAACTGGAGTAGGAGCAATAACGGCTCACGCTGGAGAAATGACAACGGCTGGAGCAGGTATGCAAACAATGGCAAGTGGATTAGCAATGTTAGGTCAAGCAGCAACTTCTGTTCAAGGAGCATTTACTGCATTACCTACATTAATCACAAGCTTAACTACTTCATTAAATGCCTTACCGCCTATCTTGATAACAACTTCAACAGCCGTTCAATTATTCAGTACTAACATTACTACTTCACTAGCTGGACTTATGACTGCCAGCGGTTCAATCAGTGCTTTCAACAGTCAGATAACTAGCATAGGAACAGCAGTAAGTTCTGTTACTGTATCAATTAGTGCATTTGGTATTGTACTTTCAAGCTTAGCAGTAAGTTTTGGTACAACTTCCGCTTCAATCGGTGCATTAACTGGTGTAGTTAGTGGGTTAACTAGTGCATTATCACAAGTAGGAAGTACAGCCACTAGCGTAGCAGGTCAGATTAATCAAATTGGCACTTCAATTTCATCAGTTGGAGCAACAGTATCTGGTATGGTTGCAAGCATTAGTGGAGCAATGAACGGGTTAGCTGGTGCCATTTCTTCAGCTATGAGTAGTGCCTTAGGGTCTATTCAAAGCACATGCCAACAATTTGTATCTACACTCCAACAAACAGCCTCACAAATGGCACAAGAAGGACGTAGAGCAGGTGAAGAAGCAGGAAGAAATATTGCTGATGGTTTAAGAAGTAACGAAGGTAACGTTCGTTCAGCTATGGAAAGTATCAAGAATACTGTTCAAAGCGTGGGTCAAAGCATTGTACCAGTTGCTTATAATGTGGGAGCACAAGTAAGTAATGGAGTTGCGCAAGGTATGTATTCAGCTTTAGGTGCGGTTACTGCTGCAGCTAATGCGATTATTAATGAAGTTGATAGAGCATTAAGAGCCAAGGCACAAATTCACTCACCATCAAGACTTACACAAAAAAGAACAGGTCACCATTTAACAGGTGGTGTTGCTACTGGTATGGTTAAAAATATGCCAGCATTAAACAAAGCGTTTGATATTTATCAACGTGCAATTGATAAGTTTAAACCTAACTTTGTGCCTGAGAACATGTTAAGTTTCAAAGGTGTTCCATCATTTGCAACAGCAGGTGGAAGTAGTAACAGCGTTACTAACAATAAAACAAGCAACTTTGGAGCATTGCTTCACATAGAGAATTTAAGCACAAATTCTGAAGAAGATGTTCGTAAATTATATGAACAAATAAAATTCTTAATTAAGGAGGAGAAAGACAGGCTATGATAACTAAATATATTACTTATAATCAACTAAACACAAAAGAGTTAGGATTAAGATTAGTAGATGAAATAGAACTGGAATCTTCTTCTCATACTGTAGATTTAGTTGAAATAGACGGTGTGAATGGTGCGAAAATTAAAGATAATAAACGGTTGAAAGTAGTTGAACGTACTTTCCCGTTTAAAATCTATGATGAAAAAGCTGACATTCAAAACATAATCAATAAATTAAATGATTATCTTATCAACATTAAGCCAAAATGGTATGATTTTGGCTTGAGTTGGGATAATGAATATCTTTATAAGGCGTACTTCTATGAAACGTTTAAAATTGAGGGAACATTAACAAGTAAGAAAAAATGTATCTTAAATTTTAAATTACACCCTATTAAATACTTGAAAACAGGACTTAATAAGATAACAGTTACTAATGGACAAATACTAAGAAATCCAGAACGTAGAAAAGCTAATCCACTTATTAAATTAAGAGGAACAGGGGATATTAATTTGAATATTAATTCTCAAATATTTAGGTTGAAAGGAGTTAGTGGGCACATTATTATCGACTGTGAAACACAGTCCGCTCATTGGGATAATAAGGAACCGCAGTATGATAAGGTGTTCACATATCCATTTCCACACCTTGAAATAGGAGATAACAGAATCACATGGGATAACAACTCATTTGTTGTTGAAATAATCCCAAGATGGGAGGCGTTAGTTTAATGGCTTATCCTATTTTATATAAAGCAAATGAAACTAATTTTGAACATTTGGGGGTGTCAGTATTATCTGACGCTTCTAAATGTTATGTTAGCAGAGAAAGAAATGGTATATATATTCTTGAATTTGATTATCCAGTTAACGGTAAAGATGTTGATAAAATCAAAGAGGGAATGTATATCAAAGCAGATGCAGGTTACAGAACTAAAAATCAACGGTTCATAGTTTCAAAAATCACTAAAACACAAAATGAATTTAAGCTATACTGTCAACACATTTCACAAGTTAAAACTACAATGAATGCCATCAGACCAGATATAACAGTTACTAGCGTTAGCGCTATGGGTGCATTAAGGGCGTGGCGTGATAACTTGTTAGATAGTCGTGAGGAGTTCTTCGTTCAATCTGATATTAGCACGTTAAATTCAACAACGTGGAAAGTTGAAAACATTGAGAACGCCCGTGACGCATTAGGAGGTAAAGTAGGTTCAATTCTTGATGTTTGGGGCGGTGAATATGAATTTGATAACTTAAATATCACACTACATAAAAGCATGGGAATTGATAATCCAACCATCATCGCTTATGGTAAAAACTTGTTAGATTTAGAACAAGAGCAATCAATACTTGAAACTTATACTTCAGTTTTTCCTTTTAAAAAATATACCGATGATAACAACAGGGAGCAATTAATAACATTGCCTGAAATACTACTTGATAGCACACACTTAAATAAATTCACACATAGAAGAATTTTAAAAATTGATTTTTCAAATGATGAAAACTTAAAAACAGTAGAGCAGTTAAGAAGTAAAGCCAAAAGTTACATTAAAAGTAATAATGTAGGTGTGCCAAAAACTAACTTAAAGATCAACTACCAAGACTTATCAAAAGTTGAGGGAGTATTTGATAACCCAGCACTTGAACAGATAGATTTATGCGACAGATTAAAAGTTTATTACAACGAGTTGGGAATAATGAATGAAAATGCTAAGGTTGTTAAGGTAGTGTGGAATGTTATCCTTGAAGAAAATCATGAGATAGAAGTAGGCGATAGTAGAAGTAGCTTCACAGATAGTACTTCAGCTAAATTAGAATCACTGCAGGTTCAAAACGATTCAGTACTAGCTAGAATAAATGCTTTGGTTGCCGAACAGGAAGCAGCTTTCGACAGATTCTTTAAAGAAAAATCAAAAGTTATTGAAGATAAGGTAAAAGGTGGATATGAAAAAGCCTTATTAAGTAGTGAAGAAAAAATCCGGAAAATGGGTGAAGCCTTTGACGAAAAAATCAATCAGTTTAGAGAACAAATATCAACCACTGTAGAGAACTACAACAGGCAATTCCAAGCTGCAAACTTAGAGATAAGCAAGAATAGAGTTGAAGCAACAAAGCAAATTCAAGCAGTTAATCTAGAAGTAAGTAAGAGTAGAATAGAAGCAACAAAACAAATTCAAGCATTATCTGATCGAGTTAACAACATGCAGGATATTTCAAATAATGAAACAGTTGTAGAACTTAGAGGACTTGTTAACGGTGCTACAAGCAAAGTTACAGAACTTGAAACTAGCATAACAAGAGAATTTACAGCAGTTAAAAAGAAAAATGAAGATGGTTTGAGTGCTGTTAAAGCTGAATTCAAAAAAGGTGTAGATGGCTTAACAAGTAAAGTTAGTTCACTTGAAGAATATAGAAATCAAGATGGCACACGAACTGAAAGCTTGAAACAATGGGTTCAACGTGATACTGCTAATCAATTAAGTAGAGAGCGAACTGAAATCAATAGAATAGTTGATGCTAAAGGTTATGTTAAAAACACAGAATTTTCTAATAAGTTCAATGAAAATGCACAAGGGATCAATAGGAAACTAGAGGCACTTGAAACGTATAAAAATCAAGATGGAGTAAGAACAGCTAACTTGCAAATTTGGACACAAAATAACACAGCTAATCAACTTACTGCTGAAAGGCGTAGTATTGAAAGTTGGGTAGATGATAAGGGGTATGCAACTACATCTGTTGTGGAAAATAAAGTTCAAGAAACAGCTAACAGTATTTCAAGAGAAATTAGAAATATTAGAGAAAGCATTCCTACAAGTTTTGGTGGCAGAAACTATATTGTTGAGAGTGATAAATTAACTAACATAAATTCAGGTGGTACGAACTGGGAAAAAACAGTTGAAAATGGAACTTTAGTTTTTACTAAAGTTAGAGCTACTGAAAGTACTGGTATTTGGACACAAATTATGCCATTTTTGAAAGATAATTTTCAAAATGAAGTACTGACATGGAGTCTAGAAGTTAAAGCGAGTAAAAATATTTCTTTTAACAACGTAGGACAAGAAACTAACGGATTTAAAGGTAGAGTAGATTTAACTACTAATTGGCAACGAATATCTCATACATTTACAAATAGATATACACAACACTATGCTTTTGTGTTTTATCAGATGTTAGGAACATGTTCACCTGGAGATAAAGTTTATGTACGTTTACCTAAACTTGAAATAGGAAATGTTGCAACTGACTGGACACCAGCCCCAGAGGACAATAATGCTTTTGTTAAAAACACAGAATTTTCTAATAAGTTCA